TTACTTGAAGCCATTAAAGAGGCGAGTAAAAAAGGCTACATCAAATCAATTGATGGACGGCACATCAAAGTTGACAGCCCACACAAGGCATTGAATATGCTCTTGCAGTCATCAGCCGCAGTAATTGCAAAGCGGTGGATGGTGATAACAAACCAAACTATTAAACAAACAGGGTTGTGTGCATCACAACTCGCATTTATACATGACGAATTGCAATACGAATGTACCCCAGAACACGCAGAAGACTTATCAGCATCCCTGGTATTTAGCAGTCTCGCAGCTGGAGAGTACTACAAGTTACGTGTCCCAATTGAATCCGAAGCGAAACAAGGTAAGGACTGGTCAGAGGTGCATTGATGAAAGCACTCATTGATGCTGACTACACAGTTTATAAAAGCTGTGCAGGAGCAGAAGAAGATCTTGATTGGGGTGATGATGTAATCACTGTAGTCAGTCGGTTCTCTGAAGCACTAAAGAATGTTGAACGTGACCTAACTAAAATCAAGAATGAATTTATATGGGACGTACCACAACTAATTCTATTCTTTAGTGACTCTGAGAATTTTAGGAAGAAAATTTATCCCGATTACAAGGGACATCGAAATCGTAAGAAGCCCTGTGGCTACAAAAGAGTTATCACAGAACTAGGTAAGCGTTATGAAGTCATCAAACTACCAACGTTGGAAGCAGATGATGCTCTCGGCATTTATGCTACAGCTCATACTGGTAACATTGTTTGTAGTCCTGACAAAGATCTTCGACAGATACCTGGCAAACTATATGACATGAAAGAGTTGACCACCATAGATCCTATTGAAGGAGCTAAGTGGCATCTGATTCAGACATTAGCTGGTGACCAGACTGATGGATACTCCGGCGTACCTGGGATAGGAATCAAGCGGGCAGTTGCATTGTTTGAAGAGCATGGATACACATGGAAAACAGTAGTCAAAGCATTTGAAGACAAAGACTTAACAGAAGACGATGCCTTAATGAATGCACGCCTTGCAAAGATCCTTACCTGTAACGACTATGACCCAATCGAACATACCGTCATTCCTTGGACCCCCGCCGCCGATTATCGAGCCGACAGTGGAGCAATCATTTAAGCTTAGAAGGCTTGAAGACTTGCTACCAAAAGCTGACAAGGAAGACATCATTACTTTATTCATGGCGTTACAACGTCAGAACTTTGCCTTAGCTAATACCGTATCTAACTTAGTAAAAAAATGGCCCAATCACCTGCCTACTACACCCGAGGCACCATCGAATGCTGGGACTTCATAAGAGATCAGCAACTTAACTACCATCTTGGCTGTGCTGTGAAGTACATCTGCCGAGCTGGATACAAAATCAGCAAGGTATCAGATTTAGAAAAAGCAATCCACTACTTACAGAACGAACTTGACAACACCTTATTCGACATGCCAAACCTTGATGGATCAAGCGGAGGAATTCCGAGCAGCTTACAATCTTACGACGAGTGGGAATCAGAAGCAGACTCAAAAAGCTTTGATTGATGAGGAATGGTCAGAGTTTCACGAAGCATTTCATTTTGAAGATGAGTGTGATCAATTAAAAGAGCTAGCAGACTTGGTGTATGTCTGCTTCCAAATGGCTGCATCACAAGAATGGGATCTAGACGAAGCTATGCGAAGAGTACATAGATCAAATATGTCAAAGCTAGGAGAAGACGGAAAACCTATTTACAGAGCAGATGGAAAGGTCTTGAAGGGACCAGGCTATGCACCACCAAACTTAAAAGATTTAACAGACAAATGACGAATTTAATCTCCCGCACAGGACGGGTTCAATCATGGATTGATGATCCAACAGGCCGCTTACCCGTATCTTGCACGGTTATGGAGGTAGAAAATGAAATGGAGGGGCCTAATGGTATTGAAGCCAGCTGGAGATTTGCATCACATGCTCTTAGATATGGTGCAGGTTGTGCTATCCACTTAGACAAGCTTGACCCTAAAGGTTATGTACGTGAGTCAGGTGTTACAGCATCAGGCCCTGTAAGTTTCGGTAAAATTTATAGCACCTTAAATGAAATACTTCGTAGAGGTGGGGTGTACAAAAATGGTGCGATTGTTCTCCATATTTCGCTCAATCACCCTGATGCTCTTGACTTTATTAGTACTCCTAGAGCGGAACTACCTTGGGTCAAACGATGCATCAACATCACAGAAGAATGGTGGCAGGATTGTACGTTTAAGGAAGAGCTACTACACGGAATCAAATCAGGCGACATTTGGCTAAACAAAGTTAAGTATGACAATGAAGGAAACAGAATTAGAGGCAACGTATGTCTTGAGGTGTACTTGCCAAGCCGAGGAACCTGCCTCTTACAGCATGTCAATCTCGGTGCCTGTGAATTTGACAACATTCCAAGGGCTTTCTTTGAAGGCATGCAAGAACTGTGTTCATTACATGGCAGAACTGGCGTTGGCGATTCAGGAGAGTATCTCTCCAGTGAGACGGATCGACAGGTCGGACTCGGAATGCTTGGACTTGCCAATCTCTTACGAAGGTACGGAGTAACTTACGGACAGTTTGGTGAAGCGTTAGATCAATACAACTCAAACAATAAAACAATACACTCTGCCGCTTATGAACTTGTCTCTCAAATTGCTTCAGGAATTAACCAAGCAGCCGCAGTCGCTCGGCACAATAATATGGTTCGAGCCTTTGCTATCGCTCCAACCGCCAGTTGCAGTTATAGAAGCGTGGATCTGGATGGCAATACTTGCACACCAGAAATCGCTCCACCTATCTCGCAGACAGTCGATCGCGACTCAGGTACTTTCGGAGTACAAACTTATAACTACGGTGACGTAGAAATTGCATCAGAAGTAGGCTGGGATAATTATAAAAGAGTTGCGGATGGCATCATGACGATGCTCAATCGCACAGGACTTCTTCACGGTTATAGCTTCAACTCTTGGAGTGATGTAGTGACCTACGACAATGCGTTCGTGGAAGAGTGGCTAAGGTCTCCGCAAACATCTCTCTATTACTCATTACAAGTAATGGGAGACACTCAAGATAAGACTGATGCATATGCTGCACTAGATGCAGAAGATGTAGACAACTATCTAGAGGAACTTTTTAACAATGAAGAACTTACATGTGATTGCCAAGAATGAGACAAGATCCTTATCAAAAACTACTGAACAGAAAAAGAAAATGGACGCCAGTCCAAACCACTGCCGGATCATGCAAGGCAGGGGCGGAAGAAGCGGTACACCGTGCTCTTGCGTTGAGACATATGGAACTACCTGTGGGAGATTTTATCCGTGATGCATTGGATACCGACGTACCAGCACTATCGCGGGAGTTATTGGAATCCAATGTTACAGACGAAGAAAACCACGACCTGGCACTTGGTTACATTGCCAATGCTTACGGGGTTAATGAAAAAGCTGAATCGGAAGCTCTCCGGCTCAGGGAAGCTTGGACTTCGCATCCAGATCATACGATCCTCAAAGCGATGGTTGCCGAGCGTGCAATCTTCTTCGTTCTTTTACCATTCTTTCGCGCTAATGGTGACGCAGGAATGCGGACAGTAAGCGCTGATATAAGTAGAGATGAACAAATTCACGTTGCTGCCAATAGCATTGTTTGTCGGGAGCTGGGGCTTACTGTCAGTCCTTCTCTTGATAAACTCCGCAAGGCAACTATCAGTTGGGTAATGCAACCACTAGGAAGCAATGCCGATAAATATTTAGACAGAAAATTTTGGCTGGATTCCAGTGATCGCTTGATGTATGAGGGCAAAGCTCCTGAGCTTTCCTTTACTAAGGCAGCAAGAGTCCCAGCTTTCTTTGAGCATTCTAATGTCAACTTACCTCAGTACGCTTGAAACAATGGGCATGCAAGCCCGTGGTTTAGAGCATCAATTAGAAGAAACATTTCCACCAACAAACCCTACACCTGAAGATAGTATGGAAAAGATTATGTACAGGTCTGGTCAACGCAGTGTTGTTGAGTGGATCATTCAATATATGGAGGAGAACTAATGGCGTTTAATACCAATGAGCTGAACCAACTTAGGACAACTGCTTATAGTGGGTTCATCACAAGAGATGTACCGCGTTATGAAATGCGTGGTGCTGGTAGAGATGGGAGAGGTATGCGGCAGGTTGGTTACAAAAGTGTAATTAACTACAACGCATACAACACTGGTCTTTTAGGCAGAGTAGCAAAGGAAGTTGGAATTAAAAACGTCAACAAAACAGATGAAATTCGTAGGATCTATGATTACATCAGTGGCTATCAAGCGCCTGCAAAAAAAGCACCGGCACCAGCACCAGCAAGACCGACTAGTAATTACCAATCAAGAAATTTAGCAACCAAGACACAAGCCGTGACATTTGATACTTCAGCCTACGACGCTCAAATTAAAAAGCTAAGTGCCTCATTATCTGGATTACAGAGTCAGCTTAAAAATAATCAAGCTTCATATGCCAAGTCACTAAGTGATCAGCAAACTAATTTCAACACAATGTTCGGCAATCAACAGCAGAATTTTGACACATTGTTAGGCAATCAGCAGGCAAATTTTGACCAGAGCATGGCTGCACAGTCAGCTAAATACGACAAAAATATGTCGTCCTTGAGAAATTCGTTAAATGAAACAATGAGCAATAAAGCTCAACCATCAGTTGGTGTTAAAACAAGTGGCTATTCACAACAGGCTGCAGCACTAACACGACAAGGCATGAAAGGAACATTCGGTAGAACAGGTTTAAGAATCAAAGGCATTAAAGACAACTCATTAAACATTTAATTAAATGAACGCACGCACTAGGTACGACTATTTAGCAAGCGATCGTTCTCAATTCTTAGATGAAGCTAGGCAAGCATCAGAGCTTACCTTGCCATACTTAATCCGTGGTCATGAAGAAAGCATGGCAGGAATGAAACAACTAAAAACACCTTACCAATCAGTAGGCGCTAAAGCGTGTGTGACATTGGCAAGTAAGTTAATGTTGGGATTACTTCCTGTACAAACAAGCTTCTTCAAACTACAACTAGACGAGAGCCAACTAGGTGAGGATTTCCCACCTCAGATGAAATCAGAACTTGATCTATCTTTTGCAAAAGTAGAGCGAATCATTCTGGAATCTATCTCGGCATCAGACGACCGAGTAGCAGTACACCAAGCACTGCTTCATTTGGTTGTTGCTGGTAATGCTCTTGTCTTTATGAGTAAGCATGGCCTTAAGGTATATCCTCTGAACCGCTTCGTAGTGGATCGGGATGGGAATGGTCAAGTGATTGAAATAGTTACTAAGGAACGAATCTCCAAACAACTTATTGAAACACAAGTACCGAAAGAGGTACTAGAACCAAACACCGTAGAAGATGATGGTGGGCATGACGACAACGTTGATGTCTACACACATATCAAAAGAGATAACAATAGGTTTGTATGGCACCAGGAGGTGAATGACAAACTTGTGAAAGGTTCACAAGGTAAGGCACCAATAGATATTAATCCTTGGATTCCACTTAGGTTTAATACAGTTGATGGTGAGTCATACGGACGTGGAAGAGTAGGTCAATTCATTGGTGACTTGAAGTCATTAGAAGGACTCTCTCAGGCACTAGTAGAAGGCTCTGCAGCAGCTGCAAAAGTAGTATTTACAGTATCACCTTCAAGTACAACTAAGCCCTCCACACTGGCCGCTGCAGGTAACGGTGCAATCATTCAGGGAAGACCTGATGACATTGGTGTAATTCAAGTTGGTAAGACAGCTGACTTTGCCACTGCATTTGAGATGGCAAATAGTTTGGAACGTCGCATTAGCGATGCATTCTTGATTATGAATATCCGCCAGTCAGAACGCACAACAGCAGAAGAGGTGCGGATGACACAAATGGAACTCGAACAGCAACTCGGCGGATTATTCAGCCTACTAACTGTTGACTTCCTTGTACCTTATTTGAACAGAAAGCTAGCTGATGCACAAAGGAAAGGTGAAATTCCTAAGATTCCTAAGGACATCGTGAAACCAACAATCGTTGCTGGTATCAATGCACTTGGCCGTGGTCAAGACAGGGAAAGTTTAGGACAGTTCCTTACTATTCTTGCTCAGACATTAGGACCAGAGGCAATTGCAAACTTCATCAATACAGATGAGGTGATCAAACGACTAGCAGCGTCACAAGGTATTGATGTACTGAATCTTGTACGCAGTATGCAAGAGGTACAGCAAGAGCAAGCGATGCAACAACAACAAGCAATGGATATGCAACAACAACAACTGAGTGTTGATGCAATGAAAACACCGATGATGGATCCTTCTAAAAATCCAGAGCTAGCAGAACAACAAACACCACCACAAAATCAATAGTTAATACATGGCAGAAGTAATGTCCATGCTCTCCGATGAAAATGCCGCAGGAGAGCTGAACGCTGATGAGCAAGATTCACTTGCCGTTGGCGAAGAGATGGCAGAACAGCAAGAAACAATGCTTGCTGGAAAATATAAGAATGCTGAAGAATTAGAAGCTGCTTATATTGAACTACAAAAGAAACTTGGAGAATCAGGCGAAGCATCTACTGAGGAGACAGAAGAATCCACAGAAGAAGAAGAGCCAGAGGAAACAGTTGACGCTTCATTGCTAGATAGATTGTGGAATGAAGCACAAGGCGATGAGATCAGTGAGAGCATGTTGAAAGAGTTGCAAGGAAGTGATCCTGGCGACCTTGCAAAGATGTATTTGGAATACAGAAACTCACAACCAGAAGCACTACAGATTACTAATCAGGAAGCCAGGCTGTTGAAAGATTCAGTTGGCGGAGAAGAACAGTATGCAACCATGATGCGCTGGGCAAGTGATAATCTCACAGAGAATGAAGTAGATATGTATGACTCCGTAATGGATTCGGGAGATCGCAATGCTGCATATTTTGCTATGCAAGCAATGGCGTACCGTTACGGAGATTCAGTAGGAGTCGAAGGGAAACTGGTTCAAGGTAAAGCACCTTCTGAATCATCTAAAGGTTTCACCAGTCAAGCAGAAGTAGTGGCTGCAATGTCAGATCCACGCTACGACCGTGACCCTGCTTACCGCCAAGAAATAATGGCAAAGCTCGAACAATCAAACGTTAATTTCTAAACAATTCACCTTTAATTTTACAATGAAAAAATTTATCGCAATCCTGTCAGCCGCTGCATTGGGAACTCCCGCACTGGCTGGACCTTACGCCAACATTGAAAACAACGCTGGGTTTACTGGCTCTAACTTCAATGGACATGTGACTGACTTCCACCTGGGATATGAAAGTGGTAATGATGTTGGCTCATATTATATTCAAGCTGGCCCATCTATCTTCGCACCTGACAATGGTGTTGAAGAGACAAAGCTTACTGGCAAAGTCGGTGGCTCAATCCAAGCAACAGAACGAGTGTCTGTATACGGTGAGCTGTCTGCAAGCTTCGATGATGTAAATGATTACGGAACCAAAGTAGGAGTTAAGTACACCTTCTAATGAACGATACACAAATTTGGCCACATGAACCTCGGGTAGAAGTTATGCAAGTAGATCAAGGAAAGCATGCAGAACAATTGAACGGGCGTCTTGCGATGCTCGGAGTCATTGCTGCACTAGGTGCATACGCACTGACAGGTCAACTCATCCCTGGTATTTGGTGATGGGTAAAGGACTGTACGCAAACATTCACGCAAAGCGTGAGCGAATTAAAAAAGGAAGTGGCGAGAAGATGAGGAAGGCTGGCTCTGCTGGCGCACCTACAAAAGCCAATTTCAAACGGGCAGCAAAGACTGCAAAGAAAGCTAAATAGAATTAAAGGAGGGTGCAATTCCCTCCCTAGCTATAGACAGCCAAGTCTTTAAACTGGTCTTACTTAATCGCTTCATTGGCGGTGTTTAATCGCTTCATAAACATGCACTATTATTTTAATGACCACATCTATTGCGCTACAAAGACAACAGAATATTTGGAATGACTTTTGTGACTGGGTAACCAGTACTAACAACCGACTTTATGTTGGTTGGTTCGGAGTCCTTATGGTTCCAACTTTACTAGCAGCTACTGTCTGCTTCATCGTTGCATTTATTGCAGCTCCACCCGTTGACATCGACGGAATTCGTGAACCCGTAGCTGGCTCTTTACTTTATGGAAACAACATCATCTCAGGGGCAGTCGTCCCAAGCTCAAACGCAATCGGACTACACTTCTACCCCATCTGGGAAGCCGCATCCCTGGATGAATGGCTCTACAACGGCGGCCCATTTCAATTGGTTGTGTTCCACTTCCTCATCGGTATCTATTCGTACATGGGTAGGGAATGGGAACTCTCTTATCGACTTGGAATGAGGCCTTGGATCTTTGTTGCATACTCCGCACCCGTGGCAGCGGCATCCGCTGTATTCCTTGTTTATCCCTTTGGACAAGGTAGCTTTTCAGACGCTATGCCTCTTGGCATTTCCGGTACTTTTAATTATATGTTGGTATTCCAAGCCGAGCACAACATCCTCATGCACCCCTTCCACATGTTGGGAGTTGCTGGTGTATTTGGTGGCAGCTTGTTCTCAGCTATGCATGGAAGTCTTGTTACATCTTCGCTCGTTCGTGAAACAACTGAAAATGAAAGTCATAACAATGGTTATAAATTTGGACAGGAAGAAGAAACTTATAATATTGTCGCAGCTCATGGCTATTTTGGTCGTCTTATCTTCCAATATGCCTCTTTCAATAATAGCCGCAGTTTACATTTCTTCCTTGCTGCTTTCCCTGTTGTGGGAATTTGGTTTACGGCTCTTGGGGTTAGCACCATGGCGTTCAACCTAAATGGATTTAACTTCAATCAATCAATCCAGTCCGCTGACGGACATGTCGTCAACACCTGGGCAGACATCCTCAACAGAGCAGGACTCGGAATGGAAGTCATGCACGAACGTAACGCTCACAACTTCCCGCTCGATCTTGCGTCAACTAGCTCCACACCTGTGGCCTTAGTAGCACCAGCAATCGGTTAAGCACACGTCCGTTCATCCTTCGGGACGCATGACACCATAAGCATGGAACGGGGCTTGTGGAACTTCTTAGGAGGTTACTGTGCAGAGCAAGACTTATTGCTATCGCGGTGTCAAGTACACCAAGTGAGATAGATCTTACAGAGGGGTGCAATTCCCCTCATCACTATTGGCTTCGGCCCTCTACGGAGGATACCCTTAGCCGTCTAGACGGTGGGATAGACCACAAATAAAAACTAAATATACTCAAAGATCTTTGAGAGTCGTAATTAACATTAACTCTCTATTTAACAATGGCACATCAGTCTTCAGACCTGACAACCAATCTGGTTAATCTAGGTCAATCTAATCTTTCCGGTGATAAGCGAGCTTTGTATCTCAAGCTTTTCAGTGGTGAGATGTTCAAAGGCTTCCAGCACAATGCAATCGCTCGCGATCTTGTGATGAAGCGTACACTTAAGAACGGCAAGTCATTGCAGTTCATCTATACCGGTCGTACCACGGCTGAGTATCACACCCCAGGAAATGCAATCCTCGGTAACTCCGATGGTGCACCTCCTGTGGCAGAGAAGACCGTCACGGTTGACGACTTGCTGATCAGTTCAGCATTCGTATACGACCTTGACGAGACTCTTTCTCACTACGATCTGCGCTCGGAGATCAGCCGTAAAATCGGCTACGCCTTGGCAGAAAAGTATGACCGCTTGATCTTCCGTGCAATTGCTCGTGGTGCTCGTGCAGCATCCCCAGTAAGTGCAACGAACTTCGTTGAGCCTGGTGGTACACAGATCCGTGTTGGTTCTTCTACCAACGAATCTGATGCTTTCTCCTCTACCGCATTGGTTGCTGCTTTCTATGACGCAGCCGCTGCAATGGACGAAAAGGGAATTTCTAGCGATGGCCGCTGTGCTGTCCTGAACCCTCGTCAGTACTACGAATTGATCCAAGCTGTTGGTTCCAATGGTCTTGTAAACCGTGACGCTCAGGGCACTGCTCTGCAAGGCGGCAACGGCGTTATCGAGATTGCTGGTATCCACATCTACAAGTCAATGAACATCCCGTTCCTTGGCAAGTACGGCACCAAGTATGCCGGTACTACTGGTCAGACTTCTCCTGGCAATACCGGTGACTTCATCGGTCCTAGCCTGGAAGATGCTTCTGCAGCTACCACTGGTATCAACAATGACTACGGCACAGCTTCCGAATTCGGTGCAGTGTCTGCTGGTCTTATCTTCCAACGTGAAGCAGCCGCTTGTGTCGAAGCAATCGGTCCTCAAGTCCAAGTCACCAGTGGTGATGTCTCCGTGATTTATCAGGGTGACGTGATCCTTGGCCGCTTGGCTATGGGCGCAGATTATCTGAACCCCGCTGCAGCCGTTGAGCTGTATGTCGGTGCTACAGCTCCTTCTGCATTCTGATTTAAATACTTTATTGGGGTCTCTTCGGAGGCCCTTTTTTTTACCTTAAAAAAATATATGGCTTATCCAACCACTAATGCTCAGTTAGAGCTTCCAGCTGTAAATCAAATTCTACAGTCATGTGGTCAAGCGCCTGTGACTACTCTCGATCAAACCAACCCGGACGTTGCGATTGCTTACCAGACTTTGTTAGAAGTCTCGCGGGAAGTACAGGCGGAAGGATGGACATTCAATAAGGAAGGACATTATGAAATGGCTCCTGACAACAATGGTGAAATACTAATTGCTAACAACATTCTGCAATTAGACCTTACCAAAAACTCTAACAATGCGACAAAGGATGTTGTACGCAGAAATGGAAAACTATACGACAAG